CCCATGCTTTGTCGAGGTCATCGCCTTTCACGCCTGCCTGTGACAGGATAAAGAACTGTCGGTTCCACCGATCGTGCAACCGCCCTCGGGCTTCGTTCAACATGCCGGGTCTGTACTGCCACGCCTCGTCACAAAATACGCGGCGCATCGATTTGCTTTGCAGTCCTGACAAATTCGCGCCGGTAAGGAACAAGCTCATCGACGGGAACAGGATTTCCATCTTGCGTTTTTTGTGCCGGTCACGCGGTAGCAACGCAGCCGTCTCCGCTGTTTGCATGATCGCGTAATCCATTCGAGTCTCTGCCCAGTCTTTTAAATCATCATCGGTCTGACCGACTAGCAATGTCGGCCCCGGATCTTCGGCGATGATATAGCATAGCCCCGCCTCCATGAACGTCGTCTTGCCAGTCCCGATCGGTGCAAGATAGACGACCTCCTTGACCTCGGGATCGGCGACGATGTTCAGTGGCTCGGTCTGCCACGGTGCGTTGACCGTCGAGTATTTCGGTGTCAGTCCGTCGAGGATAACAACGCGATCACTTGCCCATTGGGCAGGCGTTAGGTCGCTGGGTGGTCGGAAGTTCTTGAAAAATGCTCTCTTAATCCGACGAGATTTTTCCAAGAATTGCCGCTTGGATTCACTGACTTTCATTTTTTCAAATACTCAGCCTGCGATACTTGGTTGTGTAGGCGACCACGGGCGACTTCGGCGAGCTGAGCGATCATCAACGGGTCATCGATAAAGGCGCGGATGCGAGTCGATCCTTCGTAATCATAGACCCAGAGTTGGTTAGATCCTACTGGGTAGAGGTAGGCGCAGACTGCGTGGCCTGTTGTCTTACCCGTTTTGAGCGACGTGTACTGGTAGAGCAACACCTCGTTCCACTTCGTAGAGTTGCGCAGGCCGTGCCGCATCGTGATCGCAGTCGGCAAGCACGAGTTGCTGCTCCATTCTACATACTTCTCAGGGTTTTTCGGCGTTGTCGAGCAGCCGACAAGCAGCAATATAAATAAATATTTCATGGTTTTTTTGTTAGTGGTTCGTCGGGATTTCCCCAATAATTGGCGACTTGATTCGCTCACCTTCATCGTAAATAATCTGGATGACCTGCGCGGATTTCTCCGCAATTAGTCTCTTCATAGCGGATGCGTCCAGCCCTTCAAGCATTGGCGGCAGGTCGGCTTCCATCCGCTTGATAGCGTTGCGAACCACGGCCGCAATGCCGTCCATGCCGTCTTCGATCTGGGCGATTGAGCAATACCGTTCCTGCTCGACCTCGAGCGCGTAGCCTCCGCGAAGCGCGTCGATCTGCACCTTCAGCGTCCGTGCGTCGTTGTAAGTTCGTGCCGCTTTGACCTGCCGCACCAGCTCCTCCAACTCCTGCGGGTCGCCGCTCGTGCCGCTGCGCTCCATGTGACTTGCTCCTTCGGTCTTGCTCTTCTGCAAAAACTCGATGTAGCCACGCACGCTGCGCCAGAGATCGAACTGGTTGCGCTCGGTCTTGAAGATGATCCCATCCTTGGCAAGTTGCCCGATGCGTGCGCTCGTCAGATTGAAGAGGCGGCAGAGCTGGGTTGTGTCCGCCTGCGCTGCCTTGGGCGCGGCAGGCTTCGGCGGTGCCGGTGCGGTCTTCGCGGCCTTCTTCGCTGGTGACTTCTTCGCGCTCATGGTTTGGCTGCCTTCATCTCATCGAACGTCTTGCCGCTGGCTTCGTGGATCGCCTGCTTGCCTGCGAAGTCCTGCCAGCGCTTGACGATGACGTCGCAATACTTCGGGTCGAGTTCCATGAGGCGCGCATGGCGACCGTTCTTCTCGGCTGCGATCATCGTCGTTCCGCTGCCTCCAAAACTGTCCAGAACTAGATCCCCCCCCTTTGTGTTGTTGAGCATCTGATACTCGAACAAGGCGACAGGTTTCATCGTTGGATGCTCGCCGTTGCGCGATGGCTTCTCGAACTCTAGGATCGTCGTTTGCTTGCGGTCTGTTGCCCACAGGTGGCCTGCCCCTTCTTTCCATCCGTAGAGACACGGTTCGTGCTTCCAATGGTAGTCCTGTCGACCCATTACCATCGTGGATTTTTTCCAGATCAAGCATTGGCGAACCTTCCAACCTGCATCGAACGCAGCTCCTCGGAAGTTGTATCCTTCTGAATCCGCGTGCCAGATGTAGAACACAGCGCCCGGCTTCATTACTGCGTCGGCTGCAACATAAGCGTCCCGAAGGAACTGACGGAATTGATCGTTGCCCATGCTGTCGTTTTGGATCTTCAACGCATCCTTTGTCTTGCCTTCATAGGCGACGTTGTAGGGAGGGTCGGTCAGCCACATATCGACGTCCTGCTCGCCGCACAGCTTGCGCAGATCATCGATGCTCGTCGAGTCTCCGCACAGCAGGCGGTGCTTGCCCATGATCCACACATCGCCGGGAACTGTCACAGGATCGACCGGAGGCTCCGGCACCTCGTCTGGATCTGTCTCGCCCTCGGTCGTCTCCGCCATGAGGTCGCCAAGCTCTGAATCATCGAAGCCGATCAACGATAGATCGAAGTCCTCATCCTTCAGTTCTCCCAACTCCAGCGCCAGCATCTCCTCATCCCAGCCTGCGTTCAGCGCGAGCTTGTTGTCGGCGATGATGTAGGCGCGTTTCTGGGTGTCGGTCAGGTGCGCCAGGCGGATGCACGGCACTTTCGCCAGCCCTAGTTTGCTTGCGGCCATCACTCGTCCATGGCCGGCGATGATGCCGTTCTCGCCGTCGATCAGAATCGGGTTGGTGAATCCAAACTCGCGGATCGATCCGGCGATCTGCGCGACCTGCTCTGGCGAGTGGGTGCGCGTGTTGCGAGCGTAGGGGATGAGGTCGGCGGTGGGTAATTGTTCAATTTTCATGCTGGAAGTAAAACGGTCGTTTGATTTTTGGCTCATGGGAACTGAAAGGGATGAGGCGGAACTCCGACCCCCCCCCCCTAACGGGAGCCTCCTTACCGGGGGGGTAGTCATTGGTCGCCTAATAGCTCGCGGATGCGCTTGGCCTGCGCCTCAATTGGCTCGACAAGTGCCAGTGCCTTGGTCAGCCGGTCACGATCCCAACGCTCGATCTCAGGTGCCATCTTGCGTTGCCATAGCGCGAATGATTGACAGATGCCCTCGATGGTCACGATCGCTCTGCTCTTGTCCTCGGGGTTGAGCGCAGGCTTGTCTGGCTTCGGCTCGGGCAGACCTAGAGCCAGCTCCATCTGCATCTCTGCCTCGGCGACGTAGTCAACTCCCCATCGTGCGCTTGCGTAGTCACGCGACTGTCGCAGCCATAGACGAGATGATGCCCGGCAGAGCAGAATGGTGCGATGCATGTCGGCCCAGTCATCCTCGTTGATGTCTTTGGGGATGTTGAGCGCATCAGGCGCGAACGTGTTGGTTTCGGTCAGGTTCATTTGTGTCGTTTCTTTTGTTTGGCTTGAATCACGGGATTGGTTGCTGACTTAGCGTAGGTCTTGCGTGTGCCTTGGCGCTTGCGGAATGTCCGATTGTCGAACGCACCCACCCCGCCAGCCAACACGTCACGCCACGCAAGTACATAATGCGATACGAGCGCACGGGTCACGCCTAGCTCTCTGGCGACTTCTGACTGACTGTGTGCGCCATTAAGCTCGTCCATGCCGAACGCGATGGCTAAGGCATGCACCTGCACGTTGAGGTTGCGGCTCTGGATGAGCAGCCCGATCACGCTGGCGAGGATCTCTGCCTGCCCTCGGCGCTCGGTGTCTTTGCGGTCGGTCAGAATGCGTCGAGCCACGGCCAGCGTCACGCCGTACTCATCGGCGACGATCTCCTCGGGTGAGTCGATCATCGCTGCCATGTCCGGCTCGTAGCTTTCAGGCGGTTTTTTCATGTTTGACCTGCGGCTGGTGAGTAGCGAGATCGTCGAGGTATCGTGCGTGAAGCCACGCTGGCGGTGATCGGCGACCGCTCCGCCAGTCGTAGGCGGTCGGCAGGCTGCAGCCGATCGCAGCGGCGATGTGTCGGGCGCTGTATCGCTCGACTAATCGAGCAAAGCTGGTTTGAGTCTTGGCTTTCATTCGTCGATGGTATCGGGTTGGTTGATTTTTGCAATGCCTAATTTGTGCAGGCGAATCCATGGAGACATATTGCAATTATCGTTCATGAGAACACTGTTCAAAATTCAGCGCATTTTATCCCATCATCCCACACGTCCCACACGTTGGGGGTAAGATTCTAGAACAGCTACCCA